TTGCGTTCTAATTTACGACTACGGGTATCTGGGAAGTCTTGATCTTCTCCAAAGTCCCATCCCATCTGACCTAGTTCTCCGACGCACTCAGGTCGAACTTCTACTAAAAGTTCTTCTCCCTCACGTCCACGATTCTCATTACCGTCAGCATTGAGTTCAGTCATAGCTTTAAGTTTTTGTGTATAATTTTCCATAATAGTATTTATAGTCCTTGTTTATCTCGTTCAATAATGTATGACTTGACTAATCTACTTCGAACAATGTCACTCGCATCAAATTCAATGAAATCAAACTCTTTCATCTTTTTGATTATTCCCATAAAGGATCTAAGTCCTGACATTTCTTTCTTTCGCTCACTAGTTAAGTCGTCCTGTTTAACATCACCGCAGAAAATAATTCTACAATTTTCTCCTACACGTGTCATTACTGTGTGCAACTCCTGATCACTCATATTCTGTACTTCATCTACGATGATAATACAATCGTCAAAGGTAGATCCTCTTAAGAAAGAAGTAGAGATAAACTCAACATTATTTCTCTGTTTAAGAATCTCATATGCATCGCCTCGTTGAAATAGCTTAGATGCAATATCGTAATATGGCGCTTCATATACCTTCATCTTGTCCTTCTGAGAACCAGGTAAAAATCCAATATCTCTAGTAGGCACTACTGATCTTATAATAAAGACTTTCTTATAATGAGTGTTTTTTAACATAACTTCTTTCAGAGAGAAGTATAGACCTAAAAAAGTTTTTCCTGTTCCTGCTATTCCATGAAGCATTAGATTTGCTCCGTCGTCCCAAGAATCAAACGCAACAGACTGATTGTCTGTCATGGGTTGAATATCTTTACTGATTGAAAATCCTGTTGAAAAATTATTATCTTGGTCTAGTATTCCTTGTTGTCTGAGTACTCGTCTTTGCCTTTTGGTTAGTCGTTGCTGTTGGTGTGCAGGCATGAAACATCCTTATGGTTATCTAGTTTGAATTTTAGACCCCGGACTATTCTTGTGAATATTCTTCATAAGTGAATTGAAGCTATCAGGAGTCTTGATTACTCCCATACGATGTGGATCACCAACAGCAGGTGCTTTGGTAATCGTTTGTCTTATGTGAGGATTGGCAGATAGGTACACTTCACGCTCATCCATCTTCATAATCTTCTCAAAATTTTCACCCGTTTTAGTATTCTCAAACGTGTATATAGGCATTAAGTACTCCGAACTATTATAAGAAAAGGCAGATTGACTGCCTTATAGTATACCTTCTATTGGATATTTATAGTGAAAGGTGTCTCTCAAACGAGCATTTCGTAAATTTCTTTCCAGTTGTCTACTTTAGTTACATCTTCGTGCGAGTAGTCTTTACTGAAAGAATGAGTCATCAATATAGCGTTTAGACCCATACTAGCTCCTAGTTCTGCATTCTGTGGCTTGTCTTCCACCCACATGCATCCAGTATCCAAATACGGCAACAGTGCATCATCTTTATCTGCACCAGTATCTAGACAAACCAGTTTATCAAAAGCAGTCTTGCCAAATAGATTTTCAAGATTCAATTTCCTTAGCTGACCTGCATGACGGTCAAGACTGAGACTAGTAATGCAATGAAATACATATCCTAGTTCTTCGTGAATCTTCTTCACGTATTTGACAGAATCCCTCAAAGGAGGTAAACAACACATAGTAGCACTTTGATTGAAGTACTTAACGAGTTCCTTAGACTTCTCTTTAGATATTCCGTAAGTGGTGTGAATGTCGTAGCATTCATCTGGACTAGCTAATTGCTTATAGCCGTGTTCTTCCATCCACATAGAAAAACTGTGTAGCCAGTCGACCAAGACACCGTCGCAGTCGACCAGAATAATTTTTTCGTCTTTTTTCATATTATACTCACTTTCTTATATATACAATGTATCATATTTTGAACTCGATGTCAATGGGTTAACTAAAGAAATTTTCTTTTTGTTTATTCTTTTGGCGTCTTGCCTTTTGAATACTAGCTTTACGTTTATCGTATCGCTTGGAATCTTTCTTTCGGAAGCGCATGTCTTCGTCCTTGAGAGATTCCTCCTCAATCCACTGACGGAACTTCTTGCCCTTTGCCATAGGTCTTTGCTCACTTTTTCTCTTGTGATGTGTTTAAGCTTCTGTTTTTTGCTTTGGTGGACGTCCACGCTTCTTTTTAGCTGGAGGCATGTCCACTGGCTCACTGATGATTTGACCAAACGCTTCGTTGATTGTGTCAGGACTCAACTCTGGGAATGGCTTCTTCGCTAACATCTGGAGAAGTAGCTTCGCATCATCTGCATCAACAGTTTCTAACATTTGAATGAACAAAGATTCCTTTTTGATCGCAGAGAGATTTTCTCCCTCTGACATTTCATTCACAAAGTAAGCCAATTTACGGGCTTCACGATACAACATGCCATGAGTTTCGCTATGAACTGATGGTGTGTATGGTGGCGGATAAGAAGGAAGAGCAAAGCTCCACTTCTTATCGTACATTAGAATAAGGATGTTTCGTAACTCCTTACTGTTATTTTTTTGTAAATATGCGACTTGTTCAGACGTGTCCTTCAACTCGCAAACTCCAGCAGTAACTTCTGCTAATGATAGTGTAGTCATATTAAAACTCCGATATGCTTTCCATTAAATTTCTTAGTTTATTTTTAATGAAGTAGTTCAACAACTGGCTTCTATCTTTTGGATTTTCAGCCTCATACTCTTCCATAATCCGTGCCTTAATCTCTTCTGGAACTGCCGAAAGATCGATCACTGCCTTGTTTCTAAAGTAGTTGCGTTTTACTTCATCGTCCATATTATTTATATCACTCCATTCGAGCAATCTTTTCTTAGTGATTGGTCTTTGTCTGGAGTTCATGACAAAAGTATTGTCTGGAGATAAGACGTTAGGTACTCCATCGCCCTTGTCTCCTCTCAATATATGCTCATGTAGATATCGTTCAGGATTAGAGTTTGAGATCCAGCGTTTGCGAGTAGGATCATATTGCTTCACGTTTGCATATTTGTGTAGTTGAATGTAATCTTTATCGCCTGATAGAATGAGAATTGGATTACTGCCTGTATTCAGCATTTCACCCTCTTCATGCACGATTGTGCCAATAATATCATCAGCTTCCGCAGTTTCGATTTGTATTACACGGTAAGGAAAGAACTCCTTCAACTCATCACGAATCTTATTGAGTGCTTGAAAGATTGCATTCCAATCCATCTCTGACTCTTCACGATGCTTTCTACGACCTGCTTTGTAGTAGGCGTATACTTGCCGTCTCCAATAGTTCTTATCGTCTGCACATATTAGAAGTTCGCCAAATTCACGGTGAAACTTCTGTCTGTTAAATCTCAGAGAATTGAGAATCATATGCCTAAGCATATTCTCATCAATCTGAGCATTTTGGTGATTTCCCATCTGCATCATCATATTGGAAATCATAACTTGGTTTAGATCAACCAGTATCATAATTATCTCCTAGTTTGAATTATTCATAGTATCTAATATAACACAAACTAACTATCCTGTCAAGTAAAAGTTAAGCTGGACCATCATCATCTTCCATATCATCTAAAAACTCCATCAGAGCAGTTTCTAAGTCTATATCACTATCAGCAAATACACGTTCAGATACATTCTGGTAGTGGTAGTCTTCTCCAACTGATCTGAATATTAAGGCTCTTATCGTTTCAATCAATGACATTATATCAAGAACCGTTTCATAGTTTTGAGTCACATCAAAGCCCAACTCAGACATCGCTGAAACTACATCATGTGCAACATCAACAGAAAATCTCATGGCGATCTTCTTGTTCATCTCAATGACGTTTTCCTCAAGACCAGAAATCTCATCTAATCTTTGTTTTTTGTATTCAGCAAGATTAATAACATTGGTCATTTGATTATCTTTAAGATGACCGTATCTCTATTGATACGACCATCAGTCTTGGACTCTTTAGTCTTTAACGCCTTAAGCTCCTTCAATGCCTTCGTCTTAGTAGCTTTACCTATAATCTCAATCATAGCTTCAGGCTTTCTCAACATCTTCTTGAATGAAGTCTCTTCGTCATAGCCATGTATGGTACTGCCCTTGACTGTAAATCCATCTCTTCGATAAGATAGCAGATACTTCATAACACGTGTCTTCGTGTTAAATAGATATACTCCTTGAGCGCCGACAATTTG